ACTCCGACGAACCGAGGATATGTAAAGAACTTCCTTCTCCGACACCTTGATTACGTCCGACCAGTGTGTCTCTTTGGTAACGATTAAATTGCACTTCTCGATAATGTCGTCGAGAGTGTAAACTTCTTCGGGGTCTAAATTGTTCAAAAGTTTTTTCCCAGCCCGGGTTATATTCTCCGTTCTCAAAAACTTGCCAAACTCTTTCACTTCCTCGGATGTAAATGTCTCTCCTCTGCATAGCCGTAACCATACCTCCAACGCCTTTAATGTGTTTGGGGAAATGGACCATCCGGTGCCCTCACGCCAGAACAGGTAGCCCTGATCTTTGAGGTCTTGTGCAAGCTTGTTAACGATAAAGTTTGTTCGTCCAAGTATCAACCACTCACCAGTACGTAGATCCAAGTCCATGATATCATAATGGTACTCAACACTTCCATCATGATCGTTGGGTGCCCAGACTTTTTGTTGGCGAATTCCTATACGTTTTACAAGATGTTGCGCGACGTTATACACTTCTCTTGGGAGTCTGTATGATTTATTTAAAACCACCACATCATCACATGCGTTCATAAATTCTTCGACACTAACACCCATCCAAGAATAGATGCATTGATCATCATCGCCAGCGTAATACACGCGCTTGGCTCTCGGTACTAGGATCTCTTTTACCATACGCCACTGCAATGGGACTAAGTCCTGTGCCTCGTCAACAATCAAAAGATCAAGATCAGGTCCTTCGTTTCCAGCTATGAACTGCTCAATCATGTCAACAAAGTCCATCTTGTCGTGGACGTCCTTGTACCTAGCTAATGCATTGTTGATCACCTTTAACTGGTTGAGATTTAACCGCCAGTCATTGGACTCATGAAACTGTTTCTCGGCGCTAACCATCCGTGCGCGGGCAAGGTTAATAACATTTAGGTAAGCGTCGCCCTGCTTGCCGCCCGTGAAGATAGGCCCGTCGTCAACGCGAAGGGAAGCGTGGGAAGAAAACGGTAGTCCTATCAAACGCTCTAGTTCGTTGTAGTCTGAACCCTTTAATACGTCCTTGGTGCTAAGACCAAGATACTGAAACGCCAGTGAGTGCAGTGTTCTAAAATGTGTTAGATGCTTGGGGTCAATGCCAAACTTCTCCACCGCCCTGTCTTTGGCCTCTGTCGCCGCCTTTTTACTGAACGACACAAAGCCTATCCGGCTGGGGTTAACGCCATTGCTCAGTGCCTCATCAACTATACCAAGTAGCTTGGTCGTCTTGCCTGTGCCCGGTGGTCCAAAGATAAGTGTTTCCATACTAGTCTACCCTTTCGTAGAAATATGGCTCAACAACGTAGCCCAAAAAGTTTTTTTGATTTGTTGGACGATCCATACAATTTTCGCAAATGTCGCCATGCTCTAGCATCTTGACTCGGCTGTAGTATGTTTTCCATTTGTGGCCGCAAGTGTCACATAAAAAGTATGCCACATAATCCATTAGAACGGCACCTCGTTATCTTCTATGTGAACGTCAGGTACATCAACCTGACCCTTAAATTCAGGGACGTGCCACACACGTATGTTCTTCCACTGACCCTTTGAATCTTTAAAATTTTTCTGTCCACTGGCGTTGCCATCAGGGTTCATTTCTTTCAGACGTTCCTGTATCTGCCCCCTGCTGTATGTGTCAAACTTTGCATTACGTAGGAATTTAATCAAAGACTCGATGCGGAAGAAAGTCAGACCATCCTCTGTCCACGGCTTACCCAATGACAGTTCTTCTATGCTAGCCGCTTGCACCCTGCCACCACAGTAGTCTTCAACCAGATCCAAGAACTGACCTTTATACGTAAGTTCTTCCGGAACTTCGATCTCACTCATATCAGCCATCATCATTGAAACAAGATCCTGCCAGTCGGCCATCTTCATCATAGGTGGCATGACGCGGATCTGTTCCATACAAGCTTTCTGAAACTTCTGCGGTGTTTGTAGTTCCTCTGTAATCAGTTCGACACGCTTGCCATCAACGTCACAGAACCACACTGGCGGCTCCGACTTCACAACGCACAGGCCAGTCACATCAACGCTTGCGCTTGCCCCGCCAATGCCATACTTGCGGGTCTTACACAGTGTTCTGTTGCAACGAGACTTGAACGGCTCCTGCTGACAGGGGAAACCATAATCTTTTTTGTCATGCTGTTGCTGAACTGTCACAACTTCCGCAGCAGGAAGCGGTGGGTCAACGTGTTTAGTGTTGATTTCTTCGAGACGAGCCTTCCAAGTTTCTGGTTGCTCTTTCTTACAAGCTACACAAGCACCGAACATTACTGTGTTACGTGTGCCTTCTGGCACACCATCAGAGAATAAACTCTGCATGCAAGGTGGCCACTCATTAAACTCATCAATCTTCTTGCCAAGTGTCAGGCTAACAAAATCATCTGGTGTGCAGGTTCGATCCCTCACCATCTGAAGGAACTCATCGAGCGTAGCTTCCTCACCATCTTCTTTGATGGCGTAGCGCATTGTCTGATCTTGGTCAAAATAAGGCAGGTTGATGAAGTTACCTACATCGCCACGCTCAACTAGAATCTGCTCTTGCTTGGGGAATATCTCACAGCCACCGTGCCCAAGGAACGCGGATATTTCTCCGGCCTTGTCCCTGAACTCACCAGCACTGATATCTTCTGAAAAGAAAAAGAATATGTGTGCCCCGCCAGACTTTGACCGACACACCACAGCAGGAACCTTATTGTCTTGAAGTCTACGATCAAGAGCAGGTAAGTCCAGTGGGTACAGATCAATGTCCAGCGCGCCGAAGCTACACTTGTTGTCTGCTTTAATAGGTATAGAACCAACACCCTTCTTTCCCGAAAGGTGACCTTGAACTAACTCAATCGTAAGAGGTTGTCTTACAATGAATGACTTAGCTTTTTGTTTCCCGGCTCTGCGTTCTTCTGATATTTGTGTCTGTCCATGTGCGCCATCGAAGCCGTTAAACGCCGCCATGAACCTTGTGGCTTGATCCATTGATATCTCCATCTAGCCTAAAGGTGGATTGAGGGGCGCGAAAAAATCGGCAGGACAAAAACGCGCCCCTCAAACTGGCTAGAACGGGATGTCGTCGGTATCCTGTTGACTAGATGTTGTGTTCTGCATCTCATCAGACGTACCAGCTTGGGTCTTTACCTCGCCGGATGTGAATGACTGGAAGAAAGAACGTGCGGCCTCGAACGCCGAACCGGGGATCTCCGTTGGTTCAACACGAGTTACCGCGAAGGTATACCACGTACCACGATCATTGCTCTCAGTCACCGCAGTCAAACGCCATGCTGTACCCCACATAGGTGGGTTAAACAAACCGTTAGGACCTTCATACTGAACCATGCGCATCTGTGTGTTCCAACGCTTAGACACTTTCAACTGTGTCTTTTTCATGTCACAGATTGCTTGCTGGGTAGCACCAGACTTTGGATCTACGATCATGACAAGATGTTGCGCTGAACGCACCAACTCATTTCCTGATGGCAGAATCTCTGCCGCACCATCACGGGTGGTGTTGGCAATGTCTGGGTGGTTAGCTGGTAGTTCACCTTGGAACCCACCGCCGGATTCACGCAACCCAAACTCAAGATACTTCACGGCATAGCCGCAAGGGATAACAATCACACCCTCGTCACCGTCCCATGTCTGACCTGTCACTGTGTTGACCAAGTCACCAGCCGATGCACCCTTAATAAACTTAGGGTCATTCTTCTGGATCTCCGGCGACAGGGCTTGCAATACCCGCAGGAACGGGATCTGCATGTCCTCTGTACCAATGCTATCCATACCTTCGCCAGCAAACGCGGCCATGTCGGCCATAAATGTTGATGGAAGTGTTTCTTTCTTTTCTACTACTGCTGTATCAGCCATGTCTAACTCCTTGTGATCTTGGCTTCATTGCCTACAAATACTCCGAACGTGTCGAAGTCTAGTTCTTTGCCGCTTTCAACGCGATTCTTTACCCACGCCTTCAAAGTAGAAGGATGGACGTGTGTCTTCTGAGAAGGTTCAAGGCCATACTGACCCCGAAGATCTTCTATGACAGCACCTACCATGTTGTCCTCACCTGCTTTGAATGACACAGTGACATCGTTCTTGATGATGTCTGCCTCACCAATTGAACGCAGAAAGGCGAACGCCTCTTCGCGCTTATCATCAGAGATACGGGCGTGAACGAACTGACGGACGCTGACCCTGTGGCCATCGACACTTACACTATCCATACCCATCTCATTCATGAGCATAGGTATGTCTTCCTCGTTCACCTTTCTTTTTTTGAACTTGAGATCTTTTAAATACTGTTCAGCATTCTGAATCTCTTCGTCGATCTGAATAGACCTACGGATCAGGTTAGAAAGATTACTAGCACCTTCCTTATTCACTTCGTCAAACTTGTCGGCGTTGACAGCCTCTTCTTCAAATAGCGAAAACACATCGCTCATCGTACATCTCCTTATCGTACAAAGTTTTTGCCCTTCGGCAGTGAACGGGGTTGTATCATATTCTAACTAGGGAAATAAACCCCTTAAATTCCCAAGTGTGGGGATGCATATTTCGATCAATAATGCATCCCCTAGTGCTGGCGTTCAGAGGTTACCCATTCCAGCACTATTTCCTTTAGTTACAAGTCACATTACCCCATGCATCAGTTGTGCAACGCACACGATTACCACGATTGTCAGTGGTGTTCGTGTTGCCCCATGCATCGGTTGTCGTACGCGAACTATACCCAGAGTCGTCACCTGTTCCATAGCATGTGGTATTTCCCCACGCATCTGTTGTACAACGAACGCCAGCTTGTACTGTGCCAGCGAAGGCAAAGACTAGAATAAATGCCAAGAGTTTTTTCATTACGCTGCTTCCTTTTCTGTGATCTGTTTAACCATGTGCGCCACCTGCTTGCTAACACTCCGGTCATTCTTCTCAGCTAACTGACGAAGTATTGTGTAAATATCAATAGACACAGCTATTGACTTCCATTTCGCGCTATCCATTATTTCTCCTTGTATAAAAACCATTTGCTCAGTAGAATCTACTGGGATTAACCTAGAGGGTCAAGTACTAAATGAGACCAGATGGAAGAATTAGAGACGGTAAAAGATCCGAACTGATTGCCGCCGACTGGTTGCTGTCCCAAAACTGCTATGTGTACCAGCCGTTCGTCGAGCAAGGTCCTATAGATTTGATTGCACTTTCTCCGACCGGGGAACTTCTGTGCTTCGATGTTAAAACTGTTGGCCGTAGGAAAAATGGCTCAATCATTTCTCGTCTCCTTAAAGAACCACAGCAGAAGCTGGGTGTCCGGTTGTTATATGTTGACCTCGAGACAGGTCAGTGTGCCTTATACCCGCATCAGCTAGAGTCGCCAAAATCCGTGTATCAAAAGACTGGGCATAGGTTAGCAAAACAAAACGCATCTAATCGTCACTTCGGCGGGGGGAAAGTTCCAACCATTTCTTCACTTGTTCACCAAGAGTCTGAGCAGACAACTCAATCTTCCCCTGCAAAGTTTTCACAATGTGCTCATCCACCGTATTCTTGGTCATTAGATCTACATACAGAACCGAATGCTTCTGACCAATCCGGTGAGCACGATCCTCAGACTGAACCCGAGTCTCAAGATTAAAGTCGTTGGCATAATAGATCACGTTCGTTGCCGCCGTTAACGTAAGGCCATACCCTGCGGTCTGCGGGTTAGCTACAAAGAACCTAGCATCACCATGCTGGAATGACTGCACCGCATCAATACGATCCTGCTCACTCGTGTCCCCGAAATAACTGACCGTGGAACTCGGACCGTGGATCTTCTTCAAGGTCTCCGTGATCTTCTTAATGTCGTAGCGAAAGCGCGACCAGATAATAACCTTGCCTGTCATCTCATCTATGCAATCAACCATCGACTGTAGCCGCTTGGTAGGCACCTCAACCATCTCACCGTCATCGGTCATTACATGACCACACAGCACCTGTTGAAGTCTGAGTAGCTGTGTCATAGCCGCTGGTGCGGTGACCAAGCCACCGTCCTCTAGGATCGCCACTGCGGCAGACTTGATGGACGCATAATACTCTAGCTGTTGTTCGGTTAGCCCGACATTTCTGGTAGTGTATATCTTGTCCGGCAGATCCAGTGCTTCCTCTTTGGTCACCCGATAAGAGAATGCCCGCAGCTTGTCAGACAGTTCTTCTAGGTTTCTGTACCCGACTATCTGCTGAAATGAATGGGCGCCCATGCGCTGGGTTCTGGTGATTGCAAACCTACCTTGGAAAGAATAGTAAGAGTCATGCCCCAACAGTTTCTTATCCATGAACCCACATTGTGCATACAGATCTAGCGGTGACTTTGTAACAGGCGACCCCGTAAGTATGCGCTTGTATGCGGCGTCCTGAGAAAGCTTGACCAAAGCCTTCGTTCTCTTGGCCTGGGGATTCTTAATTGTTGTTGACTCATCAACAGCAAGAAGGAAGTTGCTGTTCTTTGTGAATGCGCCCACGAATTTCGGCAGCTTCGTTGATGCGAAGCCTTCCACGTTCGCCAGAAAAATGCGCAAGACACCACGCTTCTGCATACCGTCTTTAAGTCTTTCGGCTTGCTTCTTGTTTGGACTCGCACTCCATACATATATCTCACGCTGAATGTCGTCTGGAAAATGAGCCGGTATCTCGCTAATCTCCCAGTTACGGTACACCCCCTTCGGAGCGACGATAACGGCAGTGTCGATCTTGCCCTGCTCATATAGCCAGACGATGTTGTCGAGAAGTACCTTGGATTTTCCACATCCCATCTCCATGAAGTAAGCATAACTTGTGCGCTCGTGACCTCTTACCAGCGCCTCATGCTGATGCGCATACGGCTCAGTCTTATAATTAAATTTCATTGTATAGCTCCACCTATATTATTATTCGTCGTCTTCACCACCTAACATGATGCCAAACCTCGCGGCTTCCATGTACCAGAATATCTCTGCTGGGTCATGGATGGTCGTAACCATCTGCACTGCGCCATCCTTGTTCTGACCTAATATAATTAAGTCCTTGAAATTTTCTGCCGCTAGTTCACAGACCTTTGGCACCGGATCTAGCGTTTTCTCTATCTTGTTAGCAGGGAAGCTTACTACGTTACTCATGTTGCACATTCTCCTTGACAGCAATCATCTATTACACTTTTACAGCGTGTGCACTGGATATGTCCATGCACTTCCACTCGTTTAGGATTGCCGCACCTCGGACATCCGTCCTTGAGTGACATCTCTAAGCTTAACTCAGACCTAGCCAGTTGTAACTCTACCTCGTTGTTCGTCTTGTGACGTTTATCTGGCACAACGTGATGCTGGCGAATGCTCCGCCAGTTTGGATCTCTTTGTTTCATATTACCCTACCAACATCCTCGACCACGCACTCATTAATTTAGCCTGCTCGTCCTCATCAAGTGAATTTGCAATGACATCATGAACACAACTGTCAATAATTGATACAGCCTCTGCCCACTCGAGGGTCGTAGGACTAAGTGGCAATGAAGGTTGCACCAGTTCGTTCCATTCTTTCTTTTCCTGACTCATTTTTTATCTCCTCAAAGTAACAAGGTGCGCATAATAACTCAGCACCATGATAAACATCTGCGCGCACATCACAGCGCCGACATTTTTCGTTATGATAGATTATAGTGTGGGATTGTGCAAGATCATCCTGCATCCTGCGACTCCTCACTATGTTTAAAACTATCGATGATCAAGCCGCACAAGTCACACTGCTCGTTTTCCTCGTCCCAAAGCACTAGGCATTGGGGACATAGACCATCCTCGATCCTGCGCGCTAATAGACCGTCTCCGAATTCAATCATGATTTTCTCCTCGGTGGAATTGCTGGGGTTCTTCTCCAGCGTTCCGTGTAATAACTGTAGCCAACGATATCTTCTTTGACACTGGGACTTTGGTAAGGCTCCTCAACGGACATCCGACCAATGCCTTTAACGAACTCGATTGTCGATTCTACTTCCTCGATCCTGGGATCTGGTTCATACCGCATCGATCTATAGAGTCTGTTTGCGTTCATGTTGCACCTCACTTATCTACTTTCATACAAATGATACCTTCATTCACAGGCATTGTCTCACCCCAAGTTAGTTCAGTGGTGGCGACGTGGCACTGAGCGACGGTGTGATAGCCGCCCAGTGTCTTTGTTTCAAAGTTTCCGTCGCCAAAAGAGACAACCAAGACTAGCACCCACTTCATTAGTCTTCATCCAACGGAAACCGATTCTTCAAGGCGTAATAAGCTGTTTCCATCTTACTGACATCGGTCATCCACACGTCACCGACTTCATGACAGCACTGAACGACTTTTTGAAGCACGTCACGAGCCTCTTTGATCGCCTCGCGTTGATCGTCATCCAGATGCATAGCCGACACACGCAGTTGCTCATCCCTGTCATCGCGTATCTTTTGATAATGCTCTGCACGTTCTACGTCAGTCATATTCTCAACCATTTTAGTTCTACCCATAGTCTTGCTCCTTAGTTGTTGTTCATAAATTTAGTTATGCTAAATTTTTTACCCGTCCGTCGCTTGTGCTGGATATTTTTTCTAGGGTTTTCTGCATCCTCATCCAGTTCAGGAAAGGCTCTAAACAGTGTGACAAGCGGTTCGCCAAAACCCTCGTCAACCTCGGGGTAAATTGATACTTCAACACCCGTGTCACAACGGCTAACCTTAACGCAAAGATTTTTAACATCGATCCATGTTTCTCTGCCGCGCAACCTGTAGTTAGTGTCCCGCAACAAAACATCTTCGGTGTATCTGTGTACACTACTCATCCTCACCCCCTACTATATCCGCATATTTCCTACGAGCCTCGTGATAGACTTCGATCAGACTTTCACCATGCTTGTCCGTCCATTCTTCAACGGTCATGTCGATGGCATCTTCTTCCATGTCCATGACCCACGCTTTTACCTTACCCATTTTTATGCCCCCACATCATATCTAAGATTACTTCCATAGGCTCTGCCACAAACCAACCATACTGATTAGTCACATCGGTTATATGCGTGACCTTGCGGTGCTTATCACCGCGTGTCAGAGTGCGCTCGTACATCGAGAAGCTAGAACCGACCAGATAAAGAAGTTCATCGTGCTCAGGATGTAGCGTGGTTTCATCAACCTTTTTTAGTATCAACCGTTTTATCATTTTATTTTCCTCATTGGTTTGGATAGGGCATCCTTCAACCATGCCCTGTGGTTAATCCGGAGATGAAGAACCCGACTTACTATCGGCTTCTTCAAGGTTATGGTGTAAAGCTTAATCCTCATTACGCATGCCCTTAAACAAGTGAGCCACCGCATCGATAGTCCAACCATTGCCCAGCATCTTGTAACGCTGGGTGTTCGACACATGATCAGTGTAGCCATCTGGTATAGTCTGCAACCGCTCACATTCTGTCGGCGTTAGCTTGCGCCATGCAAGCCTCATGTCAGGACTGTAAGCCTCGGGATAACGACCCTCGGGCAGATCAGACAACAAGGTATCCTTTTCCACAGTCGATAGGCATCGAGCCTTATCAACCTCATGCACCTCGAGGCATTGCGTGATCGGAACATCCTTGTCGTTGTCCTTACGCACACCATCCTCGTTGATCCGGCGTCCGACAATGGACGCTGGCCATAGAACCTTCGGCTCTAAGTTGCCGCCTGACGCCGCCGCCAGAGACGGTGCCTTGCCATCGGGATGATAGACTCTGCGGTTGTAGCCATGACCTTTCAGATCAGCGTCAGCGACGTGACATAAGCCATCCTTGCTGAACACCAACTGTCGGCGGTTCTTCTGGAAGTAGGTTCTCAGGTTACCACCCTTGAAGTAGTTCGCATCAATGCAATGCGACTTCTCTCTGTCGGTGCACCCATGCTCGAGGATGTCACGCAACTTAATACCCCGATCTTCGGGCAAGCCATCAAACGGGATGTTCGTCCAGTATAGGCGGTGGCGGTTCTGCGCCGAAACCAAATTACTGTTCATGACGATAGGCTCGACACCCATGATCCGAGATATGATGTCCTGACTTTCCTTCTTCATACGCACGTTCTCAAGCAGGAAATACTTCGGCTTGAGCCGCTTGTAAACTTTGGCGAATTCAAAGAATAGTTTGCTTCGAGGGTCATCGAAATTTAACCCTGCCCCTGCAAACGAAAATCCCTGACAAGGTGAGCCGCCAATCAACAGATCGATCTTGCCTGTAAAGGCAACGGCATTCACCCAGTTGTTGAACCCTGATCCGGTGACGTCGCCAAGTTGCACGATGTCAGGGTAGTTGGCCTGACTGACCTTCTTTGCATACTTGTCAATCTCGCATGCATAATACTTGGTGACAGGGATGCCAGCACGTTCAAGTGCTAGCCGCCCACATGACATACCATCAAACATAGAAAGAACTTTCATTATCCTGCTCCTGCTTTTGCCAATTCGTGCCGTAATAAAATCTTCACTACGCCAGCTCTTCTAGCGAGGTGAACAGACTCGGAAGATATGTCATCAACCTGATCATCGATGTACCTATCAAGGGCAACCTCGAGCACGTTCCATTGCGGTGCTGTCAATGACACCGACAATAATTTCACAGTCGCCCTGATCTCAACTTCATACTCGTTCATGATGGCACCTCTGAAATATCCAATGTCTCCTGCTCATAATTCTCAGGATCGCCTGTATGCAGAACTGTGAACTCATCGTTCGCAACCTCAATGGCATCAGCCTTGTTGGTGGCAAACACGCGAACTGTCTTGGTGACAGTCGCCCTGATCTCAACCTCGTACTCGTTCATGACTCGCTCCCATCATCAATAAACAGAAAACCCTCATGATTGCCCTCGGGGTCACAACTGACCTCGATGACCATCGCACCATGCTTGGGGTGAACCAAACCAAATGTCGGAAAGCCATCGTCACTCGTCCAAAACTTGGTGATCTTTGCGCCTACAAGTTGCTCGTAATATTCATCCTGTACGTTGTGCCTAGACATTAGCAGACTCCTTACCAAACCAACGAACAGCCACGTCATGCGTAATGACATAGTTCTTCTCAGTCTTTGAACAGGTGACAATGAATGGATTCTTACGTGCACGTTTGCGATAACCACCCAACGTGTAGGTGTCATGCACCTTATCTAAATCAAGCTGATACAGATCAGCACAAGCACGTAAGTCCTGCATCTCAGTCGACTCAGAACCAGCAATCTTAACCTCAAGCTTGAAGGTAATACGATCATCACGATAGGACGCATTGCCTACGTGAAACTCAAGATCAGGTAACCCTGCCTTGAAGAATGTAGATAGATGCTCATTCAAATCATCACGAACTTTATTCACTACTTGTTTATTGAACGCCATGTCATTACTCCTTTTGACTCGGTTCATGTTTAGTGTAGCTTGGTACTCGATCCTTGGTTCTCGAAACTCGAACCTTGGTACTTGTTACGGTGAATCCCATGCGTTACACTGTGATATAAGATAACTTATCCTAGCTTATCCCATAGATGCAAGGATTATTTTTAAGAAAGTGATATGTATATAGTGTTTTCCACGGGAAAAAGTTTTTATAAAAAATTTTTCAAATATGGTGTTACGAGTGTTAGAAGTGTTACGAGTGTTGTTTTTATTACGTTATTCTCGTCCCACTTCGTAGCATTTCTAACACTTCATAGGGTCACGAGTGAGACCGCGAACACTTTTTTGTTTTTGAAAATAAAAACCCACAGAAAAACCTATAGGAGATTTTGTTTTGCCTAATCCTGCTGGACGCCCATCTGGGCTGACAAACAGACAAAGAGAATTTGCACGATACTATGTTGATGGCAGACATAGTAATGCAGAGTGTGCAAGGTTGGCTGGCTATGCCGAAGACTCTGCCGCACAGCATGCATCAAAGCTGTTAAACGGAAAGTCATATCCGCTTGTTGTCGAGTTGATAAAAGAACTACGACAGGATCGAGAGCGCAAGTATGGTGTCACCCTGCTTGGACAGTTAAAGCGATTGGATGAACTGTCACGCAACGCTGAAAGCGAAGGGCAATTCTCTGCCGCTATCAACGCTGAGAAGATACGATCCGCTTTGGGTGGCTTAACTATCGACAGGCGAGAACAACAGCACGTCCACCAGCTTGATAAGCTGTCGCGTGAAGAGATTGTCGCACGACTAACTGACATAAGAAAACAGCACCCAAGCCTAGATAACATGAAGGTGGTTAAAGATGCCAAGGACGGAGAAAGCACTATCGACCTCATTGAAGCAGAATTTACCGAA